TGCTTATGGTGCAGATGTAGACGGTGAAGGTGATCCAGTAAGTCTAGCAATCAAAAGAACCAGTACCTTTAATAAGCGAAAAGTATTAATGATTTCTACCCCTACCATTAAAGGTATGAGTAGAATTGAAAAAGAATATTACGAAAATAGTGATGCCAGACGCTACTTTTTACCCTGCCCTCATTGTAATAGGGAACAATTTTTAAAATGGTCTAACATACGATGGGATAAAGATGAAAATGGTAAACATTTACCCGAAACTGCTTATTATGAATGTGAGGCTTGTGAAAAAAGAATAGAAGAATATCATAAAGGTGAAATGCTTGCTAAAGGTAGATGGGTTTCTACTAACCCTAATACTAACGGTAAAAATGCAGGGTTTCATTTAAGTAGTTTATACAGTCCTCCCGGTTGGAAGTCTTGGTCTGATTGCGTAACCGAATTTTTAGAAGCTAAAGATGATAAATTCATGTTAAAAACATGGACTAATACAACTTTAGGCGAAACTTTTGAAGAATCTGGTGAAGGAGTGGAGTACGAATACATATATTCAAGGCGTGGTGGTTATGAAATAGAACCATTACCCGAACAGGTTTGCTTAATTACGGCTGGTTTAGATACACAAAACGACCGTATTGCGTGCGAAATAGTTGGCTGGGGTATTGGGGAGGAAAGCTGGTCTTTGTTTTATGGTGAGCTTTATGGCGATCCTAACGGGCCAGAAGTATGGAATAAGGTTGACGAAGTACTTCAGAAACAATATCTTCATCCTAGTGGTGTTAAATTAAACGTAGCGAGTGCTTTTATTGATAGTGGTGGTCACCATACTGATGCGGTTTACCGTTACGCACATGAAAGACAAATTAGTAGAATATTTGCCTGTAAAGGGATGAATACACCTAATAAACCAATTACGGGTAAACCTACTAAAATTGCAAGAACTAATACCCTTTTATTTCCTGTTGGTACTGATACCGCAAAAGAAGTTATCTATTCACGTTTAAAAATTGGGGAACCTAGCCGGGGTTATTGTCATTTCCCTTTAAGCTACGAGAAAGAATTCTTCTTGATGTTAACCGCAGAAAAAGTGCAAACTAAGTATGTAAAAGGATTTCCAAAAAGAGAATGGGTTAAAACAAGACGAAGAAATGAAGCTTTAGATTGTAGAGTATATGCTTTAGCAAGTTTAGTTTCCTTAAATCCAAATTTAGAAGTATTAACTGAAAAATTGTTGAGTGATCCAAAACCAGTAAAAAGGACAGTTAACAATCAGCCTAATTCGGGTTGGGTTCAATCAGTTAGACGGAGAAATTTGGGTTATGGCAAATCAATTTGATTCTACTAATTACCGTACCTTAGAACCTACTATTGAAGAATATGGTCACCCTATTATAGCTGGTGATTTATTAGTATGGAAAAGAAGTGATTTAAATTCCGATTATTCAAATTCCGCTTACACCTTATCCTATCAAGCCCGTCAAGCTGGTAATGGTACTTATGTTATTACCTTAACTGCATCAGCTTCGGGTACTGATTACGTTATTTCTGTCGGTCAATCAACCACAACTTCTTATAATGTAGGCCTTTATTATTGGGATGCCTACATAACCAGAAATTCTGATTCTGAAAGAATTAGGATTGATTCTGGTCAATGGGAAGTGATTGGTAATTTAGCAACCGATAACGCAGATCCAAGAAGCAGTAACCAAAAAATATATGAAGCAATAGTTGCAACAATAGAGGGAAGGGCATCACAAGACCAGATGAGTTATTCCATTGCTGGAAGATCCCTTTCAAGGATGAGTGTTCAGGACTTAATTGAATTTGAAGGTATCTATAAAGCAAGATGGATGAAAGAAGTTAACCAAAACCGAATTAATGATAATTTGGGTACGAGAAACACCATACTTGCAAGGCTCCCAACATGAAATTTTTTGATTTCTTTAAAAAAGAAAATAAACCGCATAAACGGTTAATCGGAAAACGTAATTTTGCTTCAGCTAAATACGATAATTTATTTTATGGGTGGCGTGGTACAGATTTAAGTGCAGATAGGGAGTTACAAAATAACCTTCAAACCATGCGTAATAGGGTTAGGCAAGTATGCAACGACGATGTATATGCCCGTAAATTTTTATCTATGGTAAAAGCTAATGTAATCGGTCCAGACGGGATCATATTACAATCAAAAGCTAAACGTGATGATGGAAGTTTTGATGGTGGTGATATTAGTGCTATTGAAACTGCTTGGAAACGATGGGGATCTGAAAAGAAATTTTGTTCAACAGATAAAAGATTAAATTTTAGGGATGTTCAAAGATTGGTAGTTGAAACCCTTGCCCGTGATGGTGAGGTCTTTGTAAGAATGGTTAAAGATACCAGAAACCCCTTTGGATTTAGTTTGTTCGTAATGGAAGGAGATTGGTTCGATATTAAACGTAACATGGAGTTAAAAAATAACCGTGTTGTTCGTATGAGTATTGAGCAAAATATGTACGGTGAACCGTTAGCTTATTACCAGTTAACAAGAGCCCCGGAAAATGGATCGACTAATTACATAGGTGAAGCAGAAAGGGTATCGGTAGATGAAATAATACATATTTATTTAATGGAAAGACCCGGACAGTCTAGGGGGATACCTTGGATGAATACCGCATTACGGGGTTTAGAAATGCTACACCAGTACCATGAATCAGAATTAGTAGCATCTCGAATAGGTTCAAGTTCTATGGGCTTTTTTACCTCACCAGATGCACAAGGCTATACAGGTACAAATAAAGATTCTGATGGTAATATTATACAGGAATTTCAGCCCGGAACTTTTCAACAATTACCAGACGGGGTTGAATTTACCCCTTTTACCCCAAACCATCCGACCAATGCTTTTCCTACTTTTGTAAAATCCATACTAAGAAGCATTTCTTCAGGTTTAGGGGTAAGTTATAACGCAATATCATCTGATTTAGAATCCGTTAACTTTAGTTCAATACGAGCAGGAGTAATGGAGGAAAGAATAGTATGGCAAACCCTTCAAAATTTCATGATAGAACATTTTTGCAGACCCGTATTTGAAAACTGGTTAACTATGGCGATCTCTACGGGTGAATTAGCATTACCCATGCAAAAAATTGATAAGTTTAAGGATGTTTCTTGGGTTCCAAGAGGTTGGAGTTACGTTGATCCATTAAAAGAGATAAATGCTCACAAAGTAGCGGTTGAAATGGGTGTTGAGTCACTAAGTGAAATTGCATCTAGTAAAGGTAAGGACTTAGGTGAAATATTTGAAGCAATTAAACGGGAAAAAGAACTTGCGGAAAGTATTGGAATTAAATTACCCTCAAATAATGACGAAACTACTGAAAAAATAGTAGTTGACGATGAAGAAAGGTAAGCATGGAAAAAGAAAATGTACGACATATATCAGAAGTAACGGAAACCGATGATTCGTATATTGTAGAGTTTAAAAAAGCAATGGAACCAGAAGAAACAGTTGAAGAAGAAACCGTTGAGGTTGAAAACTCTTATGATGACGATGATAAAGAGGATTACCGTAATTTAACCGAAGAAAATTATACCCGTACATTTACATTAAACCGTAATGATTTAAATGTAGATAATAGGACAGTAAGTTTAGCGTTTAGTAGTGAATTACCTGTTGAACGTGGTTTCGGGAATGAGGTATTAGATCATAACGTGGACTCTGTTAGACTTGGCCGTTTAAACAGTTCAGCCCCGTTACTAATTAATCACGAAATGGAACCAGTTATAGGTATTGTAGAATCAGCAAGAATTGACACCGATAAAGTCGGTCGTGCGGTTGTTCGTTTTGGCAATTCGGATAAAGCAAACGAGATTTTTAGGGATGTTAAAGACGGCATAAGAAATAAAGTAAGTATAGGCTACCGAATACATAGTATGGAAAAAATGGAAGCGGATGAACCTTCATTTAGAGCCGTAGATTGGGAGCCTTATGAAATATCTTTGGTAAGTATCCCAGCTGACCCGTCAGTAGGCGTAGGACGTTCATCTGAAAACACTTTTAAACCGCCCATAACTGAAAGGGAAGCGGAAATGGATACTCCAAGTGTAACGGTTCAAGAAGAACCTAAAATTGATGAAAATAAACTTAGAGAAGTAGTTCAAAAGAATGAACTCAATAGAATTAAGGAAATTGAAGCCTATGGTGTAGAACACGATGCAAAAGATTTAGCACGTGAATTTATAGTGGATGGGCGTACAGTTCCAGAATTCCAATCAGCGATTCTTGAAAAAATCAAAAATTATAAGCCTGAAAAGGTTCATGAGATTGGTTTAACGGAAAAAGAAACACGTTCTTTTTCTTGGATGAAATTAATCCGGGCTTTAGCAAATCCTTCTGATAAAAGACTTCAGGAAGAAGCATCATTTGAGTTTGATGCAAGCAGGGCTCAAGCAGAAAAATCTGGGATTGATCCTCAAGGTGCATGGGTTCCAAGTGATGTTATTTTTGGACAGAAATTGGATGCACAAAGGGATCTAACCGTAGGTACAAATTCTGCTGGTGGATTTACTGTTCAAACCGATGTTTTAGCTTCAAGTTTTATCGAAATTTTGAGAGCCAACATGGTTTTCTCAAAAGTCGGGGTAACTGAGCTAAACGGATTAAACGGTAAGGTTAGTATCCCCGGATCTGATGCAGGAAGTACGGCGTACTGGGTCGCAGAAAACGGTGCAGTTACCGAATCCGATCAGACTTTTATTGCTCGTAGTTTAACAGGTAAAACTTGTGGAGCTATGACCGATGTCGCACGAAACTTAATGCTTCAATCTTCAATCGATGTTGAAGCTTTTGTACGAAACGATATTGCGAAAAGTCTGGCCCTTGAAATTGAAAATAAGGGGTTAATTGGTAACGGAACAGGCAATGCCCCAATAGGGATTTACAATACGGCAGGAGTCGGTGGTGTAACGATAAATGGCGCAAATAATCCGGATTGGGGAGACATCGTTGACATCTGGAATGGTGTAGCAAGCAACAACGCATTAAGAGGAAATCTTAATTGGGTTGGTGCTGGAACTATTTCAGCAAACATGATGAAAGCATTTCGAAATGGAACTGGTTCTGATCGGCCTATTTTAGATGATAATGCTGGCCCAGACGGTAACGCTCGATTAATGACTTATCCCTACTACATGAGTGAGAATAATGTAGAGGCAGGTAAATCACTTTTAACCTATGGTGACTTTAGTGCTTTAGTCATGGGAAGCTGGGGAAACGGTTTAGATTTAATCGTTGATCCTTACACAAATTCCAATACTGGTGCAACCAGAGTAGTCGGTTTATATTTAGTTGATTTTGCGATTACTACTCCGAAATCTTTTTGTTGCTCAGTTAATCCATAATTAATTTAAATTGGGAGGTCTTCGGGCCTCCCTTTTTTACAAAGGAAATATGAAGATACAAATGTTAAAAAATGTTTCTGCAATGGGTTCTTTTAGAAAAATAGGTGATGTTGTAGATGCAGACGAAGAACAGGCCCGTGAATTAATTAGAACAGGTTGCGCAAATGAAACTGGCGAAGATAAAAAACCTAAAAAAAAATCACAGTATAAAGTTTAATGGCTCTTGAAACAGCTTCGGATCTTAATTCGTATTTTGATACTGATGCCCATGGCACTAGCGTTACTTTTAGTCCTGTCGGGAGTAGCAGTAGTACTATTAATGCTATATTCAATAACGAGTACGAGCTTGTGGATATTGGAGAACACGGGGTTGAAAGTTCCATACCGTTATTAACAGTTAAAAGTTCTGATGTTACAGGCATTAGTCAGGGAGATGGATTTACGGTTAATGGTGTAACTTATAAAGCGGTAATTATTAGACCAGACGGAACAGGTATTACAGAGATCCAGTTAGAAACTCAATAATGGCTAATCATGTTCGTCAACAAATACGGGAAAGAATCGCTACTGATTTAACAGGTTTAACCACTACGGGAAGCAGGGTTTATCAGTCGAGAGTTTACCCTTTGGAAGATGGTAACTTACCGGGGTTAATTATTTACACGGTATCAGAAGAATCAGAACCATCAGTAATAGGACCCGACAGGTTATTAGATAGGAAACTTAATTTAGTTGTTGAAGGGTATTGTGAAGCTACCAGTAATTACGATGATACGATTGATACCATCTGTAAAGAAGTAGAGGTTGCCATAGCTGGGGATCGAACCGTTAATGGATTAGCTAAAGACAGTTATTTAACTTTAACTGATATAGCCTATAACGGTGAAGGATCTAAACCCGTAGCATTCGTTCAAATGACTTTTATGGTTGAATACATGGTTAACGAATTAACACCAGATCAAGCACAATGAATTTAACCATTGATAGCAACGTAGCCAAAATTACCAAGAAATTAAAAAGGGCTCAAAGAGTTAAGATTCCTAGTGCTACCCGTAATGCTTTAAATTCTTTAGCCAAGCAAACCGCTAACAACTTAAAAGAGAAATTACCGTTATATATAAAAAACCCGACACCATTTACGAAAAAGGGAATTAGATTTCAGGAAACAGATAAAAGTAAATTAAAAGCAAGGGTCGGATTTTTAAGTAAATCATGGAATGGTTTTAAAGGGGGTAACATGAATCACGGGGGCAGACTTCCCGGTGATTATATGAACCTACAATGGAAAGGAGGAACACGGTTACCAGATAAAAGAGTAATTACCGTACCGGCTAAATCACAGAAGTTAAATAAGTTTGGTAATTTAAGACGGGGGTTAATTAGTCAATACTTAGGTGATACCGCAAAATATTTTCAGGGAATACCCAAAGGAATTAGAGATAAAGAAGCTAACGGTATCTGGAAAAGGATGGGTAAAAAGGGTCAAAAAAATATAGTTATGATGATTGCATACGAAGAAAAAACCGAATATAAAAAGATATACCCATTTGGGCAACAGGTTAGTAAATCAGTAAGAGATAATTTTAGAAGAATTTTTGAAGCTCAATTAACTAATGTATTAGCGAAAGAGGGTTTATTATGAAGAAAGATATTGTTATGACTAAAAAAGGTGCAGGAACCATAATTTCTCATCCTACAAAAGTAGATGAATATCTGCGTAAAGGTTGGGAGATAGTAACTAATAAACCATCATCTAAAAAGAAAGGGAAAGACGATGGCAACTCATAAAGGCTCTGAAGGTATTGTTAAAATTAGCAATAATGCCGTAGCAGAAGTTACAGGTTTCTCCTTTGATGAAACTTGCGACACCATTGAAACAACTAAACTAAGTGATTCGGCTCGTACTTATGTAACCGATTTAACTGCATTTTCAGGAACCATTGATTGCTTCTGGGATGAAACGGATACAAATGGGCAAGGAGCAATGACTAACGGGGCTTCGGTTGCCCTTGATTTGTTCCCAGAAGGTGCAACGGCTGGCGATACCTATTTTTCCTGTACTGCATTAATTACAGGGATCAGTAGAGCAAACGCCATAGGAAGCATTGTAACTGCTTCTTTTAGTTTCCAGGGTACTGGTGCGGTAACTACATCAACCGTTTAATAACGGCTGATTTAAAGACAATTTGAGTATATTTTAAACGGATTTACCCCGTGACCGGATAATTGTAACCTTTTTCGGTAACTCAAAGTGTCAGAAATACTAGAATCGGCTAAAAGCCATTTCCGTGAAAAGTTAGGTGGAGGGTTAAAATCAATAGAGGTTCCTGAATGGTCTGTTGATGGTAAACCGTCAGTCGTTTATTACAAACCCTCACTTAATTTTCTTCAGCAAGAAAAAATTCTTGCATTATCCGATCAAAATAAAAAAGCAGAAGCAATCGTTGAAGCATTAATTCAACGTGCTTTAGATGCTGATGGTAACAAACTTTTTAAGTCTGTTAATCGTCAGGAGTTAATGCGAATGGTAGATCCCGATGTTATTTCCCGTATTGTAGGCGAAATGAGTGGTGATGAAACAGACGGAGATGAAGCGGAAAAAAACTAACTGAAGATCCAGATTTATATTTTATGTTTCAACTGGCAGAACATTTACATTTACCAATATCGGTAATTATGAATTTTAGTAGAAACGAATTTATAAGCTGGGTCGCTTACTTCAAGATTAAAGAAAGTAGAGAGAAAAAATAATGGCATCCATGAACCTAGCGTTAAATGCTAAGAACAATACGGACAAGGCGTTTAACAGGGTAAATAAAAATCTGGATGGATTAAAAAACAGCTTCGGTAAGTTAGGCGGTGTTATTGCTGGTGCTTTTGCAGTCGGTAGTATTACCGCCTTTACCAGTAAGATGCTCGATTTTGCAGATCGGGTTCACAAGGTATCTCTCCAAGTTGGTTTAGGTGCAGAAGCACTTCAAAAATTTCAATTCGCTGGCGAACAGTCTGGAATAGAGTCTGAAAAGTTAAATAAATCATTCCAAAAATTAGCTGAAATGGTTGGTAAAGCAACTGCTGGTTCAAAAGCCCAAATAGAAGCCTTTGAAACTTTAGGAGTTACCTTTACTGATACAACAGGAAAAGCATTACCCCTTGAAGAAATAATTTTAAGAACTGCAAATGGTTTTAAAAATCTTAAAGATCCTACAATGGAGGCTCAAGTAGCCACTAAGTTATTCGGTGGTACTGGTGTTGAATTATTGGAATTTTTAAGATTAGGAAGGGACGGGTTAAAACTTTATGGTGATGAGCTAGAAGCGGTTGGTGGTGTATTAAGCCAAGAAGCAATAGATAACTCAGCAAAGTTTAATGATGAAATAAACAAACTGTCTAAAACTTTTAGAGTTATATTTGGTGAAGTAGTCTTACCAATTATTAATAGTGCATTTCTAGGATTAAAAAGATTATTTTTATTGGCATCTACAGGCGATCCATTTTCCTTAATGGAAAAAAGTACCAAAACATTAAAAAAAGAAGTTGATGCCTTATTAAAGAAAAATGATGAATTAAATAAAACTTATAAAAAACAAGTCGGTGCTTTAAAAAATCAAAATTTAAAGCATTTTGAAAGAGACAATATAACTAGAAATGCTTTAAGAACTGATAAAGAACGATTAGAAAACATAGAGAAAATTACTGCAATTCAAGAAATACTAAATTTAAAAACAGGAGTTACCGTAATTGACTATGCAGAAATCGATAAAAATGTAGCGAAAGCTAAAAAGAATTTAGAGGAAACAGTTAAACCCGTTAAAGATATTAAAGACGTACAAATCGAGGTCGTTGAGTTAGTAGGTCAAGTTAATAAAGGATATAGTAATTTACTCGAACATACCCTTGCAGTAGAAGAGGCCCAAGTTGAGATCGTAAACCTTACTAAACAAGGTAGTGATGCATGGCAAACTTTTACTGAACAAACTATTGAAGTTGAAAATCATGTTTTAGAAATAGTCGATTTAACATCAACTTTAAAAGATAATACCGTAGGAGTTGAAAGTCATACAATTAGTATTGCTCAAGAGTATGTAAATATTGATCGGTTAGCAGGTGAAGCAATTCAAAAAGCCCGGGATTGGGAAGATAGGCATATAGAAGTAGTAAATTTATCTGGTAAGTATGCAACTAAATCGAAAGAAATAACCGAAGAAACTATTCTAACAGTAGATGCAATGTTAGAGGTGGTCGATTTAACTAATCAAACAGTAGATGCTTCACAAAGGTTTTCTGAAATAACATTAGAAGTTAATGAGGAACTTTTAGAAGAACAAAGAATATTTAATTCAATTTTAAGTATTGCGGAACAAACTAACTCCGTTACTTCTAAATGGTCTAAATCATTATCGGGAACTAAGACTCAACTTAAAGATTTAGCGACTACTTTTACTCCAATAGTTCAAGCAATAGGTACAGGTTTAGATGCAGTTGGTGATTTTGCTGGAAGAAATATTGAAGGAATTGCTAAAGCAGGTGGTAAGTCTGGTCAACGTGCTTTAACAGTAGGTAAGGAGTTTGCTGAAAAAGGTGTTGAAGCAGGAATTATGGCTTTAGTACTTTCAAATGAAAAAGTACAAGAAGCATTAGCCAAAGTATTCGATGCTTTATTTCAGTTAATTGATCCAATACTAGATTTACTTGCACCAGTATTAGAATCATTAGTTGAAGTTATTGTTGAATTAAAACCATTATTTGAATTACTGATACCTCCAATAAGAGAACTATTAAAATTACTAAAACCAGTAATTGAGGTTTTAAAATTTGTTGCAAGAGTATTTACTAAAGTTGGTCAATTTATGTCGGCTATGATGACTCCTTTTAAAGTTCTTACAACTGCGTTAAATGCTTTAGCATCACCATTAAAGGCTTTAGAAAAAGCTATTAAAAGCATAGGTGGTATTTTTGGGGGTGGTGGTGGTGGTGGTAATCCAGTAACCAATTTAGTTAGTTCTATCGGAGGTGCATTAGGTTTTGCAGATGGTGGTTCAGTTCGCGGTGGTAGAACCATTTTAGTCGGTGAAAAGGGACCAGAGTTATTTACGCCACCAAGTAACGGAACTATTGTACCTAATCATGAATTAGGTGGTGGTCAAACAGTAGTTAATGTTTATCTGGATATGGAAGGACAAGTAAAATTACCTTTACACCAATATATATCAAACGTAGTTAATAATGCAGAAAGACAGGGTAACCAAGAATTAGCTACGGTACTGGCAGGATGACAGAATTAGTAACGGTTCAAATGACTGTATCGGGAACTGAATATTATTTATCTACTGAGGGTTATTTAGGATCTAATTATTATAATCCTTATGTAGCTTCATTACCTACCATTAAATTCGCTGGTGAAGGATGGATTAAAATAAAAGCAGGACAATTACAACTAACTAACCAGCCTGACAAGTCAGATCATCCATTCGGTTATAGCACTAATTTTAATTCTCTAATTACTAACCCAGATCAGCAATTTTTAACTGCTATAAACGTAGGCGAACCATCTGATAAAAAGTTGGCGTTATGGTATGGATATGCAGTTATAAGGAGTATTAATTCAAATATATTAGCCTTTGATTTATTTGAATTTGCTAATTACTCCAGTTTAGGGAATACCCGTGCGGTAGGTGATTGGCCTATATCATCTTTTACGGCTGGTGATCCTACGGTTATTAATTGTTCAAATACTGAAATGGGAGGTAATAACGTAGAAGCCTATTTAAAAATAGGGGATCAAGTAAAAATACCAAGCGGACAAGGCGCACAAAGCCCAATAGTAGCTGATACTTACTATACAGTAACCGCATTGAGTGGTAATGCAGTCAGTATCGATTTAGATTCAACTGGTGCCAGTTTTACGGCCTTACAGGTAGTAACTGCGAGTGGGACTTCAGGTGGATCTGCTTCAAAAGCTTATCTAAATAAAAGTTTAAATACTCCATACGCATTTTTAGCCAAAGGTGCAGTTAAAAGGCAGATACCTAGAGACAGGTATTGGCAGGATGGTTATTCAGGTAAATACGCCTTTATTGGTTATACAAATTGGTATCCTGCACCGGGTTTTGGATCTGGGGATTATGAAACAAATATTTATATTGATGGAGTAGATGCAAATAGTAGTTTTACTGTATCAAG